GATATCCGTTAACTATCCGTTTTTCTTCAAACCGATCCAGGATGGTATGGATCGTCCTAAGACCGAACTGGCATATAGAGTCCCAGCTTCAAAACTTACTAGACGTAAATTAGATGACAACGTTAAGTTAAAAGAGTTACAAGGTCTTGATACTACTATTGATTGGAAAAACACAGGTGATAACTCTTACGATGGTGAAAAATTAAAGATACTAGCTCACGATGAAAGTGGTAAGTGGGAAAGACCTGATAATATATTAAACAACTGGAGAGTTACAAAAACAACATTAAGACTAGGACGTAGAATCGTAGGTAAATGTATGATGGGCTCAACTTCAAACGCATTAGATAAAGGTGGAAATAACTTTAAAAAACTCTACTACAATTCAGACGTTACAAAAAGAAATAGAAACGGACAGACAAGTAGCGGACTCTATTCTCTTTTCATCCCTATGGAATGGAACTACGAAGGATTCATGGATACTTTTGGATCACCTGTATTTCTTACGCCAAAAGATAAAACAATCGGAAGAGATGGTGTTGAGATTACAATCGGTGTAATTGAACATTGGGAAAATGAGGTTGATGGTTTAAAATCTGACCAAGATGGTTTAAATGAATATTATAGACAGTTTCCAAGAACTGAAGCGCATGCATTTAGAGATGAAACAAAAAATAGTTTGTTTAATTTAACTAAAATATATGAGCAAATTGACCACAATGACGACTTAAATAATATATCTTCTATAACTAGAGGTAGTTTTATGTGGAAAAATGGAATTAAAGATACAAGTGTTTCTTTTGTACCAAATAACAATGGAAGATTTTTAGTATCATGGGTTCCTTCTGTTAATATTCAAAATAATATTATAATAAAAAATGGAATTAAATACCCTGGAAATGATCATATCGGAGCATTTGGTTGTGACTCTTATGATATTAGTGGCACTGTCGACGGTAAAGGGTCTAATGGATCATTACATGGACTAACTAAGTTTTCTATGGAAGACGCGCCACCTAATCACTTTTTTCTAGAGTATATAGCTAGACCACAAACAGCTGAAACTTTTTTTGAAGAAATATTAATGGCTTTAGTTTTTTATGGAATGCCTATATTATGCGAAAACAATAAACCAAGATTTCTTTACTACTTAAAGCGTAGAGGTTATAGAGGTTTTAGTATGAATCGTCCTGATAAAATATGGAATAAATTGTCTACTACAGAAAAAGAAATAGGTGGAATACCAAATTCTAGTGAAGATATTAAACAAGCTCATGCAGCTGCTATAGAATCTTACATAGAAGAGTTTGTAGGCATAAAAGAAAATAGCTATGGAAATATGTATTTTCAAAGAACTCTTGAAGATTGGGCTCAGTTTGATATTAACAATAGAACTAAACACGATGCTTCAATAAGTTCTGGATTAGCTATTATGGCTTGTAACAGAAACAGATATAAACCTGTAGCAGATAGAACTAAAATTAAAATTAATCTAGGTATAAAAAAATATAACAATCAAGGATTTACTTCAAAAATAATAGAATAAAAATGCAGATTTCTTACGATCAAAATAGTTCTTTTCCTAGTCAGGTAGTACCTGATGCGGAAAAAGCCACTGAAGAGTACGGTTTAGCTGTAGGAAGAGCAATAGAAGGAGAGTGGTTTAGAAACTACAGAAGCGCCTTTGGTACCTCTGCTTACGCAACAAATTTTAACCAATATCACACACTTAGGTTATACGCAAGAGGAGAACAACCTGTACAAAAATATAAAGATGAATTAGCTATAAACGGAGACTTGTCGTATTTAAACTTAGATTGGAAACCTGTACCAGTTGTATCTAAATTTGTAGATATTGTTGTAAATGGACTATCTCAAAGAAACTATGATATAAACGCATATGCTCAAGATCCCTTTTCTCAAGAACAAAGAACAGAGTATGCAAAAGAATTATTACAATCAGTTCAAGAAGCGGAATTAATTAAACAGGCTGAACAAGCTTTAGGACAACCTATACAGAGTAGAGACATAAAAGAATTAGGTTTAGAATCTGAAGAAGAAATAGAACTTCATCTACAATTAAGTTATAAGCAGTCTATAGAGATAGCTGAAGAAGAAGTTATAAATAATATACTTGATAAAAACAAGTATGATTTAATAAGAAAAAGATTAGTAGAAGATTTAGTTATATTAGGTATTTCTTGTGTTAAAACAAGCTGGAATAAAGCAGAAGGTGTAGTTGTTGATTATGTAGATCCAGCGGCGTTAGTTTATTCATACAGTGAAGATCCTAATTTTGAAGATTTGTATTATGTAGGTGAAGTTAAATCTGTTGCTATAGCTGATATAAAGAAACAATTTCCACAATTAACTAATGATGAATTAATTCAAATTCAAAAATATCCTGGAAACGCAGAATATTTAAGAAACTGGAATGGAAGATATGATGACTTAACCGTTCAAGTTCTATACTTTGAATACAAAACATATTCAGACCAAGTATTTAAAATAAAAAATACGCCAACAGGTTTAAAGAAAGCAATACAAAAGCCAGATACTTTTAATCCACCCGAAAATGATAACTATACTAGAGTATCTAGAACTATTGAAACTTTGTATAGTGGGGCTAAGATATTAGGCCATCCTATGATGTTGAGGTGGGAGTTAGCTAAAAACATGACTAGACCATATTCTAATTCTAGTAAAGTTAACATGAATTATAGTTTATGTGCGCCAAAGATGTACAAAGGTAGAATAGAATCTTTAGTTTCTCGTATAACTGGTTTTGCTGACATGATACAATTAACTCATTTAAAACTACAGCAAGTTATGTCTAGAATAGTTCCTGACGGAGTTTTCTTAGATATGGATGGTTTAGCAGAGGTTGACTTAGGTAATGGCACAAACTACAACCCGGCTGAAGCGTTAAACATGTACTTTCAAACTGGTAGTATTGTAGGTAGATCTATGACTCAAGATGGAGGAGCTAATCCTGGTAAGGTTCCTATTCAAGAACTTTCTTCTTCAAATGGAATGCATAAAATACAATCTCTTATACAGACATATGAGTACTATCTTAAAATGATAAGAGACGTAACAGGATTAAATGAAGCTAGAGATGGTAGTCAACCAGACAAGCATGCTTTGGTTGGGCTTCAGAAACTAGCTGCAGCACAGTCAAATGTAGCAACAAGACACTTACTGCAAGCTATGCTTTACTTAACAATTAGAACTTGTGAGAATATAAGTTTAAGAGTTGCTGATTCATTAGCTTTTCCACTAACTAAAGAAGCTTTAGAAGATAGTATAAGTAGATATAATGTTGCGACTTTAAAAGAACTAAGTAAGGTAAACATGCATGAGTTTGGTATATTTTTAAGTTTAGAACCTGACGAAGAAGAGAAACAAGTTTTAGAGCAAAATATACAAATAGCTCTAAAGTCAGGGGGTATAGACTTAGAAGACGCTATTGATTTAAGAGAAATACACAACTTAGAAACAGCTGAAAAAGCAGCTATGGCAGAATTGCAAAAACAACAAGCAATAGCAGAAACAGATGTTAAAGTTGAACAGGCTAAATCTCAATTTAGAATACAAGAGATGCAAGAAAAAGCTCAAGTTGATATGCAGTTACTTCAAACAAGATATGACTTAGATATGAAGCTTAAGCAACTTGAAGTTCAAGCTATGCAACAAAAGGAAAATAGAATTGAGCAACGAAAAGATCAAAGAACTAGAATTGAAGGGACTCAACAAAGTCAAATGATTGAACAGAGAAAAAATAATACCCCACCATTAATTTTTGGTGACGAACAAACAGAAGCGAATATAAGCAACAACTCGCTTATAAAATAAACATTTATTAACTATTATATTATATTATGTCAGAAAAAGAACAACCAGTTGTTGATGATAAGGTTGAAGGTTTAAAAGTTAAAAAGAAACCTGGACGACCAAAAAAGTTAACAGAACAGAAAGAACCTATAAAATTAGATTTAACTAAACAAAAAGAAAATGCCGTTCAAGAGCAAAGCACAGAGAAGGTTGTGTTACATTCTAAAGAAGAAGAACAAGAACCAAAAGTGGAACTGCAAGAAGTGGGATCAACACACGAAAAACAAGAAACTTCCAAACAGGTTGAAACAAAAGTAACATCTCCAATAGTTGAAGTTGTTGATAAAGAGGTTAAGCAACAAGAAAAAGAGTACAAAGAAGCTTTAAGAGATGAAAAAGTTACTGGCAAAAAACTTCCTGAAAATATTGAAAAACTAGTTTCGTTTATGGAAGAAACAGGTGGTAATATCCAAGACTATGTAAGGTTAAATAGAGATTATACAAACATAGATAATGAGTTATTACTTAAAGAATATTACAAACAAAGCAAACCTCATCTAAACGAAGACGAAGTTCATTTTATTATAGAAGAAAACTTTGCGTATGATGAAGATGTAGATGAACCAAAAGAAATTAAAAAAAAGCAGGTAGCTGCTAAAGAAGAAATTGCAAAAGCTAAAAACTTTTTAGAAAGTTTAAAAAGTAGGTATTACGAGGAAATCAAGTTGAGACCTAACACTACTCAAGAACAGAAAAAAGCTTTAGAGTTTTTCAATAGATACAACAAAGAACAACAAATAGCGACACAGCGTCATGAAGATTTTAAACACGCTACTAATAATTATTTCACAAACGAATTTGAAGGTTTTGAATTTAACGTTGGTGAAAAAACTTTTAGATATAATGTTTCAAATGTCGAAGACGTAGTAGAAAGACAGTCTAACTTAAACACGTTTGTTAAGAAGTTCTTAAACAATGAGGGTGAAGTTGTTGATACTGTAGGTTATCACAAAGCTATTTACGCCGCTGAAAACGTAGACAGTATTGCTAATCATTTTTACGAGCAAGGTAAAGCCGATGCTGTAAAAGATGTAATGGCAAAGTCAAAAAACATTAGTAGTGAACCAAGGCCTCAACAAGGTGCGGATGTATTTATTAATGGTTTAAAAGTACGTGCGGTAAACGGTGTTGATAGTTCTAAGTTGAAATTTAAAAGTAAAAAAAATAACAACAACTAAAAACAAAAATTATGAGTTTTGTACAAGGCGGGAGTTTTCCTGCATCATTAAAACCAGCACAGCAAAGAATGGCTCTTAGAGACAATTACTTAGACTTTACTGGTGCTGCTGGAGGAAACTTCGCACAACAATATCTACCTGAGCTTTATGAAGCTGAGATAGAAAGATACGGAAACCGAACTATTGGTGGTTTCTTGAGAATGGTAGGCGCTGAAATGCCTATGACATCTGATCAAGTAGTTTGGTCTGAGCAAAACAGGCTTCATATTGCTTATAAAAAAGCAACTATTGATTCTACTGCTACTACATCCTCCAACTGCGACGCAGAAGTTACATTAAATTTAACAGCAGCTGATTCTCCTAGCGGAGCAATTAGAGTTGGTCAAACTATTTTGATGGCTGATAACGCTACTGGACTTATTGTTCAAAAAGCTTTAGTTCAAAAAGTAGATGGAACCGCTAACAATGTATTAGAGGTTAAATTATATGGTACTGCTACCGTAGATACAAATATTGATCAAGTTGCTGACGGTATCAACGTATTTGTTTATGGTTCTGATTTTGGAAAAGGTACTGTTGGTATGGACGGTTCTATTGAACCATCTTTTACTCAGTATTCTAACTCTCCAATAATCTTAAAAGATAACTTTAAAATTAACGGATCTGACACTGCTCAAATCGGTTGGATTGAAGTTGCTACTGAAGATGGAACTAATGGATACTTATGGTATTTAAAGTCTGAATCTGAAACAAGATTAAGATTTGAAGATCAATTAGAAATGGCGATGGTTGAAGCAGAGTTTATGAACCCTGCTGACGTTTACAATTCAGGAAAATATTTCGATTACGGTGGAGGACCAAACCCTGGTACTGCTGCTGGAAGTGGAGAAATAAAAGGTTCTGAAGGATTATTCGCAGCTATTGAAAAAAGAGGTAATGTATATTCTGGTTTTGCTGGAGCTTCTGCTCCTGGTTCTGGTGCTTTAGGTGATTTCGATGAAATACTTAAAAACTTAGACAAGCAAGGTGCTATTGAAGAAAACATGTTATTCTTATCTAGAGCTACTGCT